GCGATATTGAATTCATTCAGTTCAAACGCTGGATGCAACGACTCTATGACGTTGAAGGCGTACTAGAGCTTAACCACAAGAGCTGTGAGATGATCGCAGATGACTTGTACAAAGAGATCGCTACAAAGTATCCCAGCCGCTTTGTAGAAATTGATGTTGCCGAAGATGGCGAAAATGGCTGTTCAATTTTTTATCCAAAAGCATAAGTGAGTAAACTAAAATGGCTTATAACGTTCCACCGATCAGTAAAGTTTTTGATGATTTGGACAAGTTTCGCGACTATTGTCGCTTTGAAGGTAAAGTTTTTAACGAAGCCGACCTTTACAAAGATGGTGAATATGTATGGGAAGCATACAAAAAATGGCAAGGTTGGATGCGGGCTAAAGCACGTAATGGTGGCAAAGATTTTGTACCACGTCCGCGCAAGACTAACCCACGCTATAACAATAACCGAGGATAATAACTATGACAATCTTTATTGTAGACATTGAAGCTGTAGATACTCGTTACACTAAACAGTGGAAGGAGTATCTCCCAAAGCAACTGCGGCGGGCTACTAATGAAGATGTTGTGGTTATTAGTGGCGGAGAGACTCCTCAGGCAACTACGCCTGGGGCGTTTCTCAACTTCGGTGGCACTAACGTTTACAAAAGTAAACAACTAGAAACTATCGGCGAAATGTTCTGTAATGGACAAGTTGTCGATGGTGACTATTTCTTATACACTGATGCTTGGAACCCTACTGTTATACAATTAAGGTATATGGCAGAACTTCTAGGCGTTGACGTTAACATCGGTGGCTTATGGCATGCTGGTAGTTATGATCCTCATGACTTTTTAGGCAGACTAATCGGTGATAAACCTTGGGTAAGACATGCCGAAATGTCAATGTACGAATGTTATGATGACAACTTCTATGCTACAGATTTCCATATAGACTTGTTTACAGATACTATGATGGACAATTATGACGTTGATATGGATAAAGCAATTAAAGTTGGTTGGCCTATGGAGTATCTTAAAGATAGCCTAACTAGTTATAAAGGTATGGAAAAACGAGACTTGATCTTGTTTCCGCATCGTGTTGCTCCTGAGAAGCAAGTTGAAATCTTTAGAGATCTTTCACAACGGTTACCGCAATACGAATTTGTTGTTTGTCAAGATCAACAACTTTCAAAGAATGAATATCATAACCTACTAGGCGAAGCTAAGATGGTGTTTAGTGCTAACTTGCAAGAAACACTTGGCATTAGTTGGTATGAAGGTGCGCTAGTAGATGCTATTCCAATGATGCCTGATAGACTAAGCTACAGTGAAATGGCACTGCCTGAGTTTTTATATCCAAGTGTATGGACTGAGAGTTTTGACGCATACTTGCATAACAGAGACAAAGTAGTTGCACAGATTATAAACTATATGGAAAACTATAATGACTTGCAAGTGTCATTAGAAAAGCAACGCACAAAACTTAACAAAGAATTTTTTAGTGGAGCAGCATTATATGACGCAATCAACAGATGATACAATTACAATTGATCTAAGTAATTATACCATGAATACTAACAGTAGTTTTATTACTTCTTCTAATTTAGATAGTACTACTATTAGCAGTATCTCAACTGACACAATTGATATAAGTGATTATACCGTTTCATCAGATGACCAGATCAGTTTCAATTGGGATAACATTAGTATTGTTCCTACATTATGGACTGAAACATTGCCTGATGTAGATACTGTAAATGCTATGTGTAATGAATATCCTGCACTTGCAAAAGCATATGAAAACTTTAAAACTGTATATAAATTAGTAGAACAAGATTACAAAGGCAAGGAAGAAGATAACACATGAGTATGAATCACGATGCAAAGCCTAAAGACGATGAACTAGAACGTATGAAGGCAGAGTTTCTTGCTAAAGGCGGCGAGATTACTAAAGGCAAAACAAAACCTATGCCCAGTGAACTAGGTATTAGCAACAACACCTGGAACAACAAACTAACTAAAGCTGAAAAAGCTTCAAAAACGGACAAATAATAAAAATGCAAGACGCACCTGATATTGGCCCTTTAATACATTTGATAAATTTACACGGTGAAAATTTAGTGGGTGCCGAAGTTGGAGTAATGCGAGGATCTAGTCTTTGTGCTATACTGCAATTATGTAATAATATTAAAGAATTACACGGTATTGATAATTGGTTACCATACAACGACTACATAGGAAGTCAAGATGGCAATCCTATATATTCAATGCCAGAAGTAGAATGTGAAATTAATAAAGCTATAACAGAAATTTCAATTAAACATTGTGAAGGTTCCGAAAGAGCAATTCTTCATCATATGGATAGTACTGAGTGTTCTAAAATGTTTGACGATAATCATTTTGATTTTGTGTTTTTAGATACATATCTGTCATATGATCAAGCTGTACATGATTTAGAAGTGTGGTACCCAAAAGTTAAAAAGGGTGGGCTATTTACTGGACACGATTATTACAGTCCGGAGGTAAATCAAGCATTAACCGAATTTAGAAATAAACATAATATTACTAGCAGATTAAGTGGCTATGCAGAATGCTACGCTTGGATTAAGGAATAAAATGATTAAGAAACATTATTACAGCTGGACTGACATTGAACGTATGTGTGTAAGCATTGTTAATCAAATGTATACAGACAATTGGCGCCCTGATTATATCGTGGGCCTAACACGAGGTGGCAACGTACCTGCTACTATTATTAGTAACATGACTGGCATACGTTGTGAAGCACTTAAAGTAAGTTTGCGTGATGACGGTAGAGATATGGGTCCAGAAAGTAATCTTTGGATGGCTGAAGATGCATTTGGTTATGAAATATCTCCTAAAAACATTCTTATTGTAGACGATATTAACGACACTGGCGCCACGTTTAACTGGATTAAAGAAGATTGGCAAGCGAGCTGTTTGCCAGATGATACAAAATGGCAAAATATTTGGAATCAGAATGTTCGGTTTGCTACATTAACAGAAAACCTAGCAAGCGATTTTAGTCAAGTACGATACACTTGTCATGAAATCAACAAAGCAGAAGAAGACGTATGGCTAGTTTACCCTTGGGAAAACGTAAGTGAGTACTAAAAGAACTTTATTTTTAGGTGATAGCCATAGTTGTGGATATTATGTAAAAGAATATAATACTGCTAAAGCTTATCCACTATTTTGGGAAAATAATAACTATGCTGAGATATATAGCAATATACATAATAAACCAGTAGCAGTATATGCAATACCCAATGGTTGTAATAAAAAATATCCTGTATGGCTTCGTGCAATGTTTGATCATTATTCCGATATTAACGAAGTGTTTATACAAAGCACTTATTGGAATCGAGACTTATTAGCAGCTAATAAAAATCTTGATATAGCCGACGGATTAAAGGCAAATCATTTTACAGTAGGTCCAAACCATCAACCAAGTCCACAAAATACTCCATTGATCGAACGCTGGGAAGACTTACAAGTAACTGAAGATTACATAGAAATATCAACTCGGTCTGCTCCTGATAATAAGAAGTTAGAGTATAAAGGATTTAATCTTGACGAAGTAAATAACGGTTTAAGGAATACATTTAAAGAATCATATGCATATACTAAACTATGGCACGAACACATAACACATTTGCAATATAGAGATTATTGCAGTAACTTGTTTATTATTGATACACTATGTAAACAGTACGGCGTTAAATGGCGCCTATGGAACATTAATAATCGAATAGTTATGCCTAAGAATTTAAATTTTTACGGACCATTAGATAATTGTATACGTACTGATATAAGTGCGCAAGACTTTATACAACAACATTATAATTTTAATATTGAAGATACAACACTAGACGGCGAACATTATGAATATGATACACATAATATTATTGCTACTGAATATATAAAATATTTAAAAACACTTGACAAAACCTAAATAAACATGTATACTTAACAGTATATATTAAATGGCAATCCACTGCCTAAACATCGGAGAAGTGAATGAGTAAAAGTGAAGAAATAAAGGCCCGCCTAGTACAGGCAAAACTACGCTTTTGGGCAGGCGACAATATTAGTTCAGTGTTGCACGATGGCGATAAAGTACAACTTATCAATGAAGCAACTACAGCATTTGAAAGTGTGTTAGACGCACTAGTCATTGATCGTTATAACGATCCTAACTCAAAAGGTACAGCAAAACGTTTGGCTAAGATGTACTACAATGAGATTATGGCAGGACGTTATGATGCAGCACCTAGCGCAACAGCATTTCCAAACGACAGCGATGATCGTTATGAAGGTATGTTAGTAGTACGCAGTGAACTTAAAAGTATGTGTTCGCATCATCACCAGCCAGTAGCAGGTATTGCTTACATTGGTATTATTGCTGCGGACAAGCTAATTGGTCTAAGTAAGTACACACGTATTGCACAATGGTGTGCTAGACGCGGAACACTACAAGAAGAACTTGCAAACGATATTGCTAGAGAAATACAATCAGCAACTGATGCAGAACACTTAGGTGTTTATATTCAAGCAACACACGGCTGTTGTGAGAATCGTGGTATTATGGCACACAGTAGTTTAACACAAACAACTGTACTACGTGGATCTTTTAAAGATGATGCAGGTACTAAGAAAGAGTTCTTTGACAACATTAAATTGCAACAGGAGTTTGCACGATGATAGAGGCTCCGGTATTTGAAAAAGGTTATCCATCACATGAAGCAGTTAATAGAAAGCCAGCAATGAAACTAAGGTATAGCGAAGCGTTTTATAGCGTACAAGGCGAAGGTAAGTTTGTAGGAGTACCTAGTGTGTTCCTACGTACATTTGGTTGTAACTTTCGTTGCATGAACTTTGGCCTTGGTAAAGATGAACCTAGTCGTGCAGAGAAACTTGCAGACGGTCAAAGATACAATCAAGAAGTAAAAGACTTACTTGATGATGGCATTATTGCTAAGACTGAAAAGTTTAACGATTTGCCTATCATTCATACAGGGTGTGACACTTATGCAAGTATCTATCCTGAGTTTAAAGACTTTAACAAACTTGCAGAGATTGAAGAAGTAGTAGAACATCTATTATCGCTTACTCCTGAAGGCAAGTGGACAATGGATAACGGTCAAGATATCCATTTAATTATGACAGGTGGTGAGCCGTTGTTGGCGTGGCAACGACTTTACGTAGAGCTGTTCGAACATCCACGCATGAAGGATTTAAAAAATGTCACATTTGAAACAAACACTACACAAGTTTTACACAACGACCTCTACAACTATCTCAATGACAGTGACAGAATTACAGTCACATGGAGTTGTAGCCCTAAACTTTCCGTTAGTGGAGAATCTTGGGAGGACGCTATCAAACCTGATGTTGCTCTTAATTATTCCACTGTTGCTGGTAGTGACATTTATCTTAAATTTGTTGTTGCTGATCGTTCAGACATTGAAGAAGCTGGGCGAGCTGTGCAAGCATATCGTGACATCGGCGTTGAGTGTCCAGTATATTGTATGCCGCTTGGAGGACGCTCGGAAGAGTATGTTCTTAATGTTCAAGAAGTCGCGCAAGTCTGTATGGAAAAAGGATGGCGATTCACTCCAAGACTCCACATCTCACTATTCGGAAATGCCTGGGGAACTTAGAGATTATAAGAACGCACAACACGAAAAAGCAATGAAGGCTCCGGTGAAGATGTATGAAGAGCTTGATGTTAAACTAAGAAGAAAAGGATTATTATAATGTGGGATAAATTAAAAAAGAGTTTAGGAGTTACACCTAAGATTATCGAGAGTGCTGTACCTACTAATGAAGACGAACGAAGAGCAGTTCTTGATAAAGAAAAAGAAGTAGCTACAAAAAAAGGTGAAGCATGGGTAGCTGTTATTGACACACAAGTAAATCCTGATAATATTAAAAATGGATTCTTTGAGCTCGATTGGAATAATGAATTTATTGAACAACTATTAGATGCAGGATATCACGGTGAATCAAATGAACAAATTGTTGATATGTGGTTTAAAACAATTGTATCTCAAATGTTAGATGAAGAAGGTCATGACACTAATCGAGGCGCTGGTCATATTAATGTAGTGCCTATTAAGGATGGAAAGAGTTCTGTATCATGAGCATTACACGTATGCAAAGTATCCATCCTTTGACAGAATATTCACCTCAATGGAATATTCCATTATATATGTCACTATGGAACGAGTTTGATAAAATTGACATAATTCGAGAAAGCTTACTTAAAAACGAACAGAAGCTTCTTGATGAACTAGATTGGCATAAAGATGCCGGTACTGGTTTAGGACCAGATAGTGTTACTACTAGACACGGAAGATATAACTTATTTGATTATATAGACGAGTTGCCCGAATTAGATACAATGAGAACATTTATACGTAAATCATATGTTAATTTTCTTAAAGAAGATAACGCTTCTCCTAGAGATAGCGATATCTCTTGCTGGGTTAATATACTACGTGCTGGTGAAAAATTTAATGAACATTATCATTCGTCAGCACCTGATGCATATTTAACTGGCCATATTTATTTAGATGACTATAAAACTGAGTCATACTATAAATCTCCATATGATCAAGAAAATGGAATGCCGTTTCCAAATAATAAAGGCACAGCTATTATATTTCCATCATATTTAACACATGGTACTACAGCAGTAGAAGGCGACGAAGTAAGAGTAAGCATAGCATTTGATATCAGACTAACATCTACACTATACAATAAAGAAATGAATTGTAGGCCGTTTATGAATTCAGAGATATGGGATGAATTACATAACGATGATACTTGACACAGTACAAATCCGGTGTTATAATAGTACTATAAATTATATAAAGGCAAACAACTAATGGCAAATTATATCCTAGTAGACACTGCTAACACGTTCTTTCGTGCAAGGCATGTAGTACGTGGCGATATTGACACTAAGGTCGGTATGGCGCTACACATTACTCTTAACAGCATTAAAAAGGCTTGGCAAGACTTTGATGGTACTCATGTTGTGATCTGCTTGGAGGGCCGTAGCTGGCGCAAAGACTATTACGAGCCGTACAAGCGTAATAGACAAGTTGCTCGTGATAAGTTAACAGTACAAGAGAGTGAAGAAGATACAGCGTTTTGGGAGATCTTTGACGAGTTTAAGAACTTTATGACAGAGAAAACTAACTGTACTGTTATTCAGCATAAGCAACTTGAAGCTGATGATCTTATTGCAGGTTGGGTACAATCACATCCTACCGATAATCATACTATTATTAGTACAGACGGTGACTTTGCACAGCTAATTGCTCCTAATGTAACACAGTACAACGGTGTAAGTAATACTATTATTACACACGAAGGCTACTTTGATGATAAGAAGCGCGAGCCTATTATTGATAAGAAGACTAAAGAGCGCAAACTTGCGC